CACGATAAAGAAGGAAACATCACTGGATTCCAAGGTCGTGCACTGGGTGAATCAAAGATACGATACATCACAATTAAACTAACGGACGAAGGTCCACGCATGTTCGGTATCGACCGTGTCAATCAAGAGGAGAAGATTTTTGTTTTTGAGGGTCCTATTGATTCTATGTTTATTAAAAATTCTGTTGCCGTTGCCAGTTCTTCCTTGGAAGGAGCCGCAGAATACTTGGACAAATCAAAACTGGTACTTGTCTATGATAACGAACCAAGAAATAAAGAAATTGTCAAGTTGATGGAGAAAGCAATTGACAACCACTTCAATGTAGTAATCTGGCCTCCTATGATTACAGACAAAGATGTTAATGACATGATTTTGACAGGATTTGACATTGAAGAATTACATGATATAATGGAGCAAAACACGTTTGTGAACCTACGTGCAAAAATGGAATTTGTAAACTGGAAGAAAGTATAATATGAATGTAAAGTTGATTTCGTATTCCCAAGGTGCTGATGGGAAGAATTTGTTAGACCAGATTGCTTATGCGGCAAGAGTGTCTAATCCAGCCAACCAAAACAACTCGGATACATCCGAAAAGTTGGTGCGTTACTTGATTAACAACCAACACTGGTCTCCATTGGAGATGGTTTCCTTGACTTTGGAGATTGAAACGACAAGAGATATTGCACGGCAAATTTTACGTCACCGTTCGTTTTCTTTCCAAGAGTTTAGCCAGCGTTATGCTGATGCTTCACAACTTGGATTTGAAACACGGGAAGCACGATTGCAAGATACCAAGAATCGTCAGAACAGTATTGAAACCGATAACGCAACATTGATTGAGACATGGCGTCAACGTCAAAACCAAATTATGGATGAAGTTGAAGATGCTTATAAATGGGCTTTAGACAATGGAATTGCCAAAGAACAGGCTCGTGCGGTTTTGCCGGAAGGCATGACAAAATCACGCATGTATATGGCAGGAACCTTGCGTTCTTGGGTCCACTATATACAACTCCGAAGCGCAAATGGCACACAAAAAGAACATCAAGAAGTAGCCTTGGCATGTGCCTTGGTGATTGAGCCGGTTTTCCCAATGATTAAGGAATTTATTAATGTATAATGATGTGGTGAAGTTTATTGAAGCGTGTGACCAAGAGAAAACTCTTGGTAATGCAAGTTTGTATCGTAATCTAATTGCTGAAGAATTCAATGAGTTCATTCATGCAAACAATAAAAATGATGAAGTTGAAAAGTTAGATGCTTGCATGGACATGATTTGGGTTATTCTCGGATTTTGTTACATGAAAGGTTATGATGTTCAAGGTGCATGGAATGAAGTGGCGAGGAGTAATCTGGCAAAGATTAATCCAGAGACAGGTAAAGTGATTAAAAGACAAGATGGTAAGGTGTTGAAGCCAGAAGGTTGGACACCACCAGAGTTGAAGCAGTTTTTAAAATAATAACAAGGAATAATATGGAATACATGGGCATTAAGATAGACTTAGAACGTGATAAGCTATTTGATGAATTGGGTGTTAAACGATTAAAAGAATCGTACATGCGTGAGGAAGAAACATCACCTCAGGAACGTTTTGCATTTGTGTCAGCATCCTTTGGAACCAATCCAGAACATGCACAAAGGCTTTACGAATACTCATCAAAACATTGGTTGTCATATTCAACACCAATCTTATCATTCGGTCGTTCGAAGAAAGGCCTACCCATTTCTTGTTTTCTAAATTATATCAATGATACAGCGGAGGGTTTAGTTGATAACCTATCAGAAACTAACTGGCTTTCTATGTTCGGTGGCGGTGTTGGTATTGGTTTTGGTATTAGGTCTGCCGATGATAAGTCTACAGGCGTTATGCCGCATCTTAAAATATATGATGCTTCTTCTTTGGCGTATCGTCAAGGTCGCACTCGCCGTGGCTCTTACGCCGCTTATCTTGATATTACTCATCCTGACATCATTCCTTTCCTAGAGATGCGTAAACCAACAGGCGACCCAAATGTGCGTTGCTTGAACTTACACCATGGAATCAACATCACCGATGACTTCATGCAAATCATTGAAAAGTGTATGTTGGATCCTAATGCGGATGATTCATGGAATTTAATTGATCCATACTCAAAAGAAATTCGTGAAACCGTTTCTGCAAAGTCTTTATGGCAACAAATTTTAGAATTGCGTATGCATACTGGTGAACCATACATTCATTACATTGATACAAGTAACCGTGAATTACCAGAATGGTTGAAAGATAAAGGTTTGAAAGTACACCAATCAAACTTGTGTTCTGAAATCATTTTGCCAACAAACAAAGAACGTACCGCTGTATGTTGCTTGTCTAGTTTGAACTTGGAGACTTATGATGATTGGAAGAATGATCCACTTTTTCTTCGGGACGTTGCGGAGATGCTTGATAACGTCCTACAGTATTTCATTGATAATGCTCCTAGTGTCGTACAAAGAGCAAGATATTCTGCTATGTTGGAACGCTCTATTGGTGTTGGTGCCCTCGGTTTCCATGCATATCTTCAAAAGAACGGAATTGCATTTGAAGGTGTGATGGCAAAAGTTGCTAATAATAGAATCTTCAAAAGTATTAGAGAGGGATTAGATGAAGCTAATAAATCTTTGGGAACAGAACGTGGAGAAGCTCCGGATGCTGAGGGTACTGGTTTGCGTTTTAGTCATCTTATGGCTATCGCTCCAAATGCTTCTTCGTCTATCATCATGGGAAATACTAGCCCTAGTATTGAGCCTTATCGAGCTAATGCGTACCGTCAAGATACTTTATCGGGCTCATTTTTGAATAAGAACCGTTGGTTGGATAAAATTCTTAAAGAGTTGGTTACCGACACCGACAAATATAATGAAGTATGGTCTTCTATTATTGCCAACGATGGTTCGGTTCAACACCTAGATATTTTGTCTGATGACCAAAAGGCAGTATTCAAAACATCTATGGAAATTGACCAACGTTGGGTTATTGATTTGGCCGCAGATAGACAAATGTATATCGACCAAGCTCAGTCGTTGAACTTGTTCTTCCGTCCAGATGCCAATATTAAATACGTTCATGCTATTCATTTTATGGCATGGAAAAAAGGATTGAAAACATTGTACTACTGCCGTTCTGAAAAGATTGGTAAGGCTGACAAGGTTTCTAAGAAGATTGAACGTCAAGTCATCAAAGAAATTGACATGACACAAATTGCACAAGGTAATGACTGTATCGCATGTGAAGGATAATATATGAAAAGAATTTTAAGATTTACTGCATCATGGTGCCAACCATGCAAAACATTGGCCGCAAATCTGGAAAGAGCAGAACTAAACCTTCCCATTGAGGTTATTGATATTGATGTAAATGAAGACATTGCAAATCAATATGGTATTCGTTCTGTTCCCACTTTAGTAATGTTAGATGAAAACATTGAAGTGAAACGAAATGTCGGAGTCAAAACACCAAAACTACTAAAAGAATGGGCAGAAGTATGATTAAGAAAGCGCAGAATGATGTAACATCGGAACGTAGTTACTTTAAACCTTTCAACTATGCTTGGGCATATGATGCATGGTTGAAACATGAACAATCACATTGGCTTCACACAGAAGTGCCAATGATGGAAGATGTGAAAGATTGGAAGAAGAAATTAACAGATAGTGAAAAGAATTTTCTAACACATATTTTCCGTTTCTTCACACAAGGTGACATTGACGTTGCTGGTGGTTATGTTAAGAATTATCTACCATACTTCCCACAACCAGAAATGAGAATGATGTTGTTGGGTTTTGCTGCTCGAGAAGCATTACACGTTGCCGCATATTCACACTTGATTGAAACTCTTGGTTTACCTGAAACAACATACAATGAATTCTTAGAGTATGCTGAAATGAGAGAGAAACACGACTATGTGTTGGACATTTCAAAGCAAAATACAACCAAAGAGAATACTGCAACCCATATCGCCGTGTTCAGTGCTTTTACTGAAGGTATGCAGTTGTTCTCCTCTTTCATTATGTTGTTGAACTTTCCTCGTCATGGTAAGATGAAGGGTATGGGACAAATTGTTACCTGGTCTATTGTTGATGAAACACAACACGCAGAGAATATGATTAAATTATTCCGTACTTACATTCAAGAAAATCCAGAAATCTGGAATGATGAATTGAAGTCCCGCATTTACACCATTGCTGAAAAGATGGTTGAATTGGAAGACAAGTTCATTGACCTAGCATTTGCAATGGGTGAAATGGAAGGATTGAAGGCAGAAGATGTTAAGAAATACATCCGTTATATTGCTGACCGTAGATTGATCTCTTTGTCACTTAAAGGCATCTTTAAGGTTAAGAAAAACCCACTACCATGGGTTGAAGAAATGATTAATGCACCTACTCACACAAACTTCTTTGAGAACCGTGCAACAGACTATGCTAAAGGCGCTTTAACAGGAGATTGGTCTGACGTTTGGGCCAAATAAATTATGATTACGTTTTTTAATGATGTTTTTGATGTTGATTATGCAACATATCTCTATTCTAGTTCTATGGAGTTGTTGACCAACGGAAGTCATGTTTGGAAAACTAATTTTTCTTGGCCAAAAAATATTATCAATGCAAGTCATCCTGTTTTGGTGAGACA